TGTTGTGCTTGTGCTCCGTGGTCATGTGCCACAACGTCGCGAAAGCGGGATAGGTGTTGCCTTGCTTGTCTACCAAAGAGTTCAAGGCAGTCATCCAGTTTCGGGCAACCTGGAGCCCGGTGGACTTGAACGGGATCACGTAGTTCAGCTTGACCCCGTTGTCGAGGAAGACGCGAACGACGCGAGAGAGCGTTTCCTGAAGCTCGTTACCGTTGGGCATGGTCCAAACAATCTTGTTCGGATCATCAATCGACGGACGCTGAGCGGCCTCCCTGGGGCGGGACGGGTGCTTGGTCACGAGACCTCCGCCCTGGGTCCTCGGGACCCACTCCACCCATTCGTTGGCGTAGAAGCCGGGTTGAACCAGAACGCCCTTGATGCCCTTGATGATCGGATTGTCGATCGGAGCGTTTCTAAGCCAGATGTCCCCGCCGCGAGCGCCCTCTACATAGGCGTCGTCACGCTCGTTGACTTGCGGGCTCTTCGCATCGAGCACGTAGATCAACGGAACTGCGTTATCGGCCTGATCGGTCGATAGCCCTTTGCCTGCGTCCGTCTTCTGCGTCTCTTCGAGAAACGCGGGCGGAAGCGTTGAGAGACCGGCCGTCACTGCCGGTAGGTTAGTTTCTGTAGTCGGCTCAACGGCCGGTAGCTTGTCTGATGTCTTATAGGCCATTTCAATTTCCTTTCTGGGTTTTACTTCCACGTTCGTTGTGGCTCATTAACGGCTACGACCTTGACAATCATGTAGGTCTTGCCGCGGTTGTAATAAAGCTTGGATTCACCATCCACCGCCTTACGGGCGGATGTCTCTGAATCATAGACCTCTCTCTCAAGCGCATCGTCTTTGATCACTCGATAGATCATTTCTGCCTCGCCACTGCGATCATGGACCGCCATGTAACAGTGGGATAGTCGCCGTGCTCGAAACCGGCATTGAGCATCTGTTCTGTAGGAAAATCGAGCGCATCGAACACCGCGTCTGCTACGAACTCACAGAACGGGACCTCGGTGCTGGAGTTGAGCCAAGCGTCGTGCTTCTCCTCGATGGCCTTGATCACTCTATCCCGCATCTCGCTCATGTCTTCTTCCTCTTTCCTATCGCGTTGTTCTCTGCGACCCTGCGAGCCTTAGCCGCGGCCTTGAGCATTTCTGAGATCAGGACACGCTCACATTGGACGATATCGCTGTTCTCTTCCATAGCCTTCGCCAATAAGGAAAGCTGGCGAGCCGTGGCACCCCTCCATGTGTAGTGCCCAACAGGGAAACGGTTAAGATGATCGACCATGTTCATCCTCCTTTAGTGGGCGTGACGACTTCAAACAACTCCATCGCCAATTCCGCCGCGTTACCGCTTGTAAACCGTGCGCCCTTGGTTGTTCGCGGAACGCAGGGTCGTCCACAATTGTTTTAGTCCTGGGGCAGCTTCTCACAGATCAGGGTTTGGCACGCGTCGTATTCTTCCACGGCCTTGGCGATGCGACTTATCTCCTCGTCTGTGAAGTTGACCACCCATCCTGGCAGCGTGATCGACACGTCCTTTGCTAAGGCGTAATCGGGCCAGCGCTCGTCTTGTACGATATGGATTAATGGCATCTTATTTGCCCTCCATGATGTAGCGGTGGACTGTGTCCACGAACTTCAGGAAATAGACATTGGCACTCTCGTTGCCGCAAAGCATCTCGGCCACAAGCTCCGTGGCCTTGAGGCGGACCAACTGCTCCTTGCTCAAGAGCATAGGATTGCTGTCGTACGTGCGCTCTGTTGGAGTGTGTCGCCAATATCCGCTCATGGATTTAATCCCAGCACAACCAGACGTAAAGATAACCGAACGCAAGGCCTAGCAACCAAGGCACCGTGTACGACTCCGTCAGCCACCATTTGATCTCTTCGAGAGTCATACTCACCACCACCAGCATCACGCAGAAGCCGACGACAAAGGACAATATGAAGATCAACAGATCACGATCAGAGGTCACGAAATTATCTCCTCCCAGCGCGCCTCGCCCGTAGTCAGGTACGAGCGCAGGGCTCGCGCGGCCTCTTCGGTAGAGATGTCGTTGTAGTTCAAGTCATTCGGAGGGTAGAAGAGAATAGAAAGCTCGCTCGTGTCAGGAGAAGCAAAGAATACATCCTCCCCTGCGATGAGGCACGCCGTCCCTCCGATGCAGGCCACGGTCCCACAGTCAGCGGCTTCATTCCATATTGTCATGTTGAACAGTCCAGAGAACTTGGTCCCTCGATCCCCCGAGGACCCATAATGGACGCCATCTAAACCAACCACATGGCCTACCGAGCAACCACGACCAAAGCTCACCTCGACGTGCCTGAGCTGGTCCGTCTCCATTAATTTTAAAGTTTTAACCAGCGCGTCAAATTGCTTCTCGCTCAGGCCTAGCTCGGCCGCTGACTTAAAGTTCTGTGCTAACATGCGTTCCTCCGTCCCTGGCTTTCCCACACCAGCACGAGCGCCAACAAGAACGATTGCTCGGCCGACTTAATATGAATATCTGAACCTAGTGTCCTTTCGAGGCGAAGAATCTCCTGCATGGCCAGCAGATGAGAGCGAGCTTGCTGGAGCTTGTGTTGGTCGAATATTGCTCGCAGCGGATCGTCGGTCATGGCTCCAACTCCAAATCATCTAGCCACGCGCTGGCCGCATCGTTGAAGATGATGGTCGCCAGTTGCTGAATGTCCCCGTACGTGGCCTCGGGATAACTCTTGAAGAGACGTCGCAGGGAGTCAGTGATCTCGAACCTGAGTTCATATAAAAAATTAGGTTCGTCCCCCTCCACTGTCTTCATCGGCGTGATCTTCACGACTTGGTCCCTACATTGATCTTGATCCACTTTGCTATTCTCTTGAAGTCCCAATTCTCGCAATCGTTGAAGTTGATGAGATTTTCTACCTGATCGCGGGTCAAGCCAACAGCCTCCAACATTTCATCGGTGGGCATGCCCTGGAAGGAATTGTCACCATGGTCATAGGAGTAACGGTTTTCGTTACGCGTCCATCGCCCCAGGCCGGAGATGTCGCACAGCACGCCGAGACAGCAACAGCGATTGTCCTTGTCCCGCAACCATGACTTGGTCTGCTCGAACGTACCCGCCTCCAGCGTGGTCGTCCATTTTTCCTTGAGTGCCTTGTCCATCACGACTTCGTCCTCTCGCTCTCCGGAGCAGGCTCCGGCTCGCCCCACTCCGGCGTCTCGTCGGTCACCTCCTGGATCGCGATGGTCATGGCCTTCATCACCATGTCGACGAACCGCTGCTCGATCTCCTCGCTGGCATGTATGAACGTCATGCGGACCGAGCCCAGCAGGATGGCTCCGACCATGGTGTCGTTCGGCGCGTAGTACGCGTTCCAGTACTCGCCCTCTTGCCTGAGGGCCAGGCGTCCAACTTGGCTCATGACTTCTTCACCTTGATCTCTGCCATTCGTCCCGCCGTAGCGTTTAGCCGCTCCAGGTCCGGAAGTATGCCGCCGGACTTGCCGGCGATGGCCATCTCCTCCTTGAGCCACGAGGACAGGGACATGTGATGGACCATCATCTTGACTGTGGGTTCCGGGAAGTCAGAGCTACTATGGACAAAGTCCAGAAACTTCTGGACTTCGTTCATAGAGTCTTTCCCAAACTCAAACGTCACCGTGGTCTTGATCAGGTCGCCCCCGCCGCGCTCTATGAGATAGTTGAAGGCGTCGTCTCGATCGGCCGGGTCCATGTCGACCGGGATGGAGGCTCGGCAATAAGGCGAGGACTTGATGTCGAAGGCCGGATGGTTGCCGTAGGCCTCGACCGAGAACTTCGTCATGCCGATCGCGCCCATAAGGTCGGGCAACTCGGTGAACTTGACTCGGTGAAGGTCCACCTTAACGGAGTCAAGTTGATCGCTTAAATCGCTGACCTTCTCCTCCAGCCCGCGCATTTCCTTGGCCTTGTCCGCGATCGCGTCCATTCGATCCTTGGTAGGCGCGCGCGATACCTGGTCCTCGGCCATGGCTCGCGCCAGGTCATCTGAAGGTCCTTGAGACATGGGGTCTGTCTTCCCTGATGTGTGGTCTGTGATTCGCCGATCCAAGCACAAAGCGGAACCGATTGGAACAACAAAATTGAATCGAGAATCACTAAAAAAGAAATAAGAATGCCCGCCCCTGGCAGGGGGAATCAACCGCAATCAACCACTTAAACGGCCCAGACCCTTGGGCCGAAGGGAGAGCCACATGCCCGAGACGGAGTTAACGGAAATCACCGTGGAGCTGCTGCACGAGACCGAGCGAGCGTGGCTGGTCAACGACGGGGCCAAAGAGATTTGGATTCCCAAAAGTATGGGGGAGAGATGCTGATCGATTGCTCCACAGACAACGTCACCTTGTACCATGCCGACTGCCGGGAAACACTTCGGCAGTTGGCCGACAATTCCATTGATTCGGTCGTGACCGACCCGCCGTATGCGCTTGTCGAAGGTTCACGCAACGGAAGCCCGCAACCGGGCGACATGAAAACCCCTTATGGCCGCTCGGGGCCAAGTAAGAAGCGTGGTTTTATGGGCAAGGAATGGGATACGGGCGATGTTGCCCATGATCCTGCATTCTGGGCCGAAGTCTTGCGCGTGCTAAAGCCCGGCGGCCATATCGCCGTATTCGGCGGGACACGCACTTATCACCGCATGGCTTGCTCGATTGAAGATGCTGGCTTTGAGATACGCGATAGCCTGATGTGGATTTATGGTTCGGGATTTCCGAAATCGCATGATGTGAGCAAGGGGATTGATAAGGCGGCTGGAGCAGAGTGGGAAGTTATCGGGCGGAGGCCAAATGCAGATCGGCACATCAATGGGAGAGATAACACTTATAAAGGACGCACTGAATATGGGTTCGGCAGCAACGGCGATCTAACAGCTCCAGCCACCGACGCCGCTCGCCAATGGCAAGGCTGGGGCACCGCGCTGAAACCGGCATTCGAGCCCATCGTGCTTGCCCGCAAGCCGCTATCGGGAAAGACAGTGGCCGCCAACGTGCTGAAATGGGGAACGGGCGCGATCAATGTGGATGGGTGCAGGGTTGGAACGGAATCGACCAAACGCAACAATCATGGCGGCACTGGCAATCCTGAGCAATGGCGAACAGGCAATAACGGGGACTTTCAAAGCGGTTCTGATCTAGGCCGCTGGCCAGCCAACGTTTGCCACGACGGCAGCGACGAAGTGGTGGGGATGTTCCTGCAGACGACCAGCGGCAAACCCGGTATTCGTCGCAAGGGAACCAATGATGGTGTTTGCTACGGACGAGAGAGTCGAGCCCCCGGAACGCCTTTGACAGGGTTCGGCGACTCTGACTCAGCCGCCAGATTCTTTTACAGCGCGAAGGCTTCCAGGGCCGACCGCGCCGGCTCTAAGCATCCGACCGTGAAGCCCATTGCGCTGATGCAATGGCTTGCCCGGCTCATCACGCCACCGGGCGGCACTATCCTTGATCCGTTCGCTGGCTCCGGAACGACAGGCATTGCCGCACAGCGCGAGGGCTTTGCCTGCGTCATGTGCGAGCGGGAAGAAGAGTACGTTAATGACATCTCAAGGAGGTTCAAATGATGCGCCCCGGAACGAAGGTGAAATGCGTCGATGCTATTGGTTCCCGCGGATCGCTCACCGTAGATGCAATCTACACGGTGAGCGATGTATTAGAAGACGGCAAGATTCCGCTGCGGCTCAAGCTCCTTGAGGACACAGAGAACAGAACGTGGTGGCTGGCGACGAGGTTCAGGGCATGACCTACTGTCTTAAGCCTTACCACGACAACAACTCAGAAGCCCGGTGCGAGTGCCACCTACGCATGGGCAGGGACTTCTTCTCCTTTCCGGCCGATCGATGCATGTTCGACGATGGTCCAAAGAAGAAGAAATTTGAACTGACCCGCGAAGAAGAGGACATGTTGGCACGCTGGCGACATTCCGACGCGGGGCCTCTACTCAACATCATCTGTCGCCTGCTCAAGGAGCTGAATAAATGAGTGAGCCGGACTATCGTTCGATCCCGGCTCTTGCCGCATACATAGACCGCATCGGAGCTGAGCAGCTCAACTTTCGCCGCTTCATGGTCAAGGAGCACAAGGGGCATTATTACCGCGAGCGCTCGCTGATCACCATTCGCGCCGACGGCGAGATCAGATGCTCCAACAAGGAGCACGCGCCGACGAAGGAGGAGGCCGAGGCGATCAAGGACGCGATCGTCCGGGAGAAATTTCCCAGGACCATCGCTGCTACTCGTACGAATCTCGATGAGCTGAAAACGTTAACTGGTAAGTCCTCAACGTTGTACGAGTTCGTCAACGCTGAGGACTTGATCGTTATGGTTCAAGAGCGCGGTGTTTATAATAATAAGAAATACTTCGTCCCTTGGACATTTTTCTCCGACGGCATCTGGCGAAAGATGGAGCCCGACGGGGCTCTTCCTTTCTGGCGACCCTCGGCCAAGTGCTCCAAGGCACGCATCATGATTCACGAGGGGTGCAAGGCGGCGAAGGCTGTGAATGATCTCTTAAGCGATCCAAGGATGGCCGATGGCCATCCCTGGTTCGCTGAACTTAGCGCCTATGAACACTGGGGCATGATCGGCGGGGCCTTAGCGCCTCACCGCTCCGACTACGATGCGCTGCGGAGAGAGAAGCCCGTCGAAGTCGTCTACGTCTGCGACAATGACTTTCCCGGCAAGAGCGCCCTTCAAGAAGTCTCCCGCCACTATGGGGCCTCGCTCAAGGGCGTGTTCTTCGACGGACGATGGCCGCAAGGCTGGGACATGGCCGACGACATGCCCAAGACCTTCTTTACTAGAAGCGGTCGCTATAAGGGTCCTCGCCTGGCGGACATGATGCTCAGCGCCACTTTCGCAACAGAGATCATGCCCAACCCGTCTGGCAAGGGGAAAGGGATAATCACCATTCGCCGTTCGTTCACCGAGGAGTGGTACCACTGCGTCACGCCCGAGGTCTTCGTTCACAAGGATTGGCCGAATCGAATCCTCACCACGCCCGAGTTCGACAACACGGTGTGTCCGTTCTCTGACACGCCGAGCACGTCCAGGCTGGTCAAGGGCGACGCTGCATCAAAGAGCGCGGTCCTCAAGTACACGCCGGCTGAGGTCTCTGGAGTGTACGGAGACGGTGACGCGGGGCGCTTCATCAACACCCATTGTCCTTCGACCATTGAAGCCGAGGACGGCGACGCCTCGCCCTGGCTCAATTTCATGGAGCATCTGGTCCCGGACGAGAAGGACCGGCATGAGTTGTTGCGATGGATCGCGACCCTGATCGCCAGGCCCGACATCAAGATGCTGTACGGCGTTCTGATGATCTCGGAGACGCAAGGCGTCGGAAAGGGAACGCTCGGAGAGCGTGTGTTGTGCCCTCTCATCGGCCCTTTAAATGTAAGCTTTCCATCTGAGCAGGAAATCGTAGATTCCAATTACAACTACTGGTTAGCTCACAAGCGCTTGGCCGTAGTGCATGAGATATACGCCGGTCATTCGTCGAAGGCTTACAACAGGCTGAAGTCTATTGTAACCGATCGCTATCTGACTGTGTCCAAAAAATACCAGGCCAATTACGAGGTCGAGAACTGGATACACATTTACGCGTGCTCCAACTCGATGAGAGCAATTCAATTGACCACCGACGATCGCCGATGGTTCGTTCCGCAAGTCAGCGAGAAGAAAAAACCATCTGCTTATTGGGGAGAACTCAACGACTGGCTCACCGAGGACGGCGGCCTGGCCATCATCAAGGGCTGGGCTCACAAGTTCGTCGACGAGCACGGGCCAGTTCGTAGGGGCGATGCAGCCCCGTGGAGCAAGTTGAAAAAGGAGATCATCGAGGAGGGTTTCTCGCAGGGCATGGGGGTCGCGGCCGATCTGCTGGACACTCTGAAGTCGGCTCTGGACGGAACCGACCTTGATCTTCGTAAGAAGCTGGAAGGTTACGGACAGTTAAGGGGCGACGAGATGGTCATCTCCGACAGAGACCTCGTCGAGTTCATCAAGAACAAGCTCTATGATGGTCGACACAATGACCGGCTCGAACGCCCTTTGACGATTCGTAAGGTGGCCAAGACAAAGGGGTGGCACATTTCCGAAACAAAGGTTCATCACTCCGAATCATTGAGAAGAATCCAGAAAAGCCGGCTGATCTGCTCGACCAAGGACCTGTCCCAGAGGCGCTCCGTCGAGCTGTTTGGTGAGGGTGTGGAAAAGATCAATAGACTACTTCCGGTTGATCTTACTTTATTCCAGGAACTCTAAAAGAGAGGGTTTGAGACAGAGGAAAGTTCCATTTAGCCACATTTGGTCGCCAGACAGAAGCAAGCAAAAACAAGGACTTAAATTTTTCTCTGAGATTCCGATTCCATTTTTACCCCCTGTTTCCAGAGTCATAGAGATGGAATCAAAATAAAAGAATAGTAGTAGAGAGTAGAAACAGGGGGTCAAAACGGAATCGGAATCTCGACCTCTACGGTTGTGTTTCCTCCTTGTCGAGCCTGTCGCTTTCCCCGTTAAGGAACTTTTTCTTTTCTAACTAAATCCGAACGGGTAAGTATTGTTGTCATGGGCAGGGAATCAATTGAGACGCCAGGCTTCTGGGGCCTCGTCATGACGAAGCCTCGTTGCTCCGCGGTCGCCGCGGAGAACCTCATGGCTCAAAGTTTCCTTGTCTACGATCCTCAGATCGCCGAGCGCGTTGTCTCTCGGGGTCGTGTCGTGCTTCGTAAGGCTCAACTGTTTCCTGGTTACCTGTTCGTGCTGATCACTGATCAGTTCCGGTGCATCTCTGGGACCTATGGCGTGATAGCCCTGGTGATGAACGGTGACAGGCCAAGCAAGATCAGGACCGAGGAGCTGGAGAAGATACGACAACAGGAGATCGACGGCGTCGTGAGTTTGCCGGAAAGAACTAAGTTCAGAATGGGCCAGCCGGTCGAGGCTAAGTCCGGTGTGATGATAAATCGAGTTGGTATCTATGCGGGCGACCGCAAGAACGATCGAGTTAAGGTTTTGTACCAGATGCTAGGACGTGAGGCGCCTGTGTACGTGAGAGAGCAAGACCTGATCGAGGCGTAAGGAGGCTTCATCTGGTTTTCTGTCCGCACAAGGTGCCACTTGTGTCGGACAGCGGTAGCATGGAAGTACGAGTCCCACCGTCCACGACCTGAGAGTCCGTATGCGCGTGCGTTCGATCAGGGTCACGGTTCTTCGCAGGTATGACTGAGAGTGGATAACTGCGAGGCATTCTCCGGGGTGGAAATCGGAGCACGAAAGCCGGTGTATACTGAGGCTTGGCAGTCCGGAGAGACGGACAACTTAAAGCACCAAATCAATGAGCATCATCGAAGACTACGTATTCATCGCACAGCGTGCCAAAGAGCTTGAGGCCGAAAAGCCCAAGCCCGCGGAAGATGCCCCTGTTGCGATCAGCACTGAATCTCCCACCATCAAGGGGTGGCCGTGGGGAATAGGCCCGGAGTCCCGTGTTGTGTACGTTGGCTTGTACGTTGTCGACCGATGAAGCTCGGCAAGTACAAACCAACTATGCGCGAGTCCTACAAGTCATTGGATTGGGATCGCCCTCGTCGCAAGTGCCTTCGTCATGACAATAAGATGCGGATCGTGAAGCGGCTGAGAGAGAAACTCAGCCGAGCGTTAACCTGGCCGCCCAATAGCCGAGGTTGGAATTATCCCCCACTCAAGGGCAAGTACAAGCCGCGCAATAGTGCCGTGACGTGGTGACGAGCGAATAGTGTCCTCCTTAAAGAAGCAAGACAAGGCAGTTGCGGCCTACGAGCCGAAAGGCAGGCCGACGACATTCAAGCCTGAGTACTCGATCGACGTTGAGCGTCTGTGTAAGCTAGGCGTCACCGATCGCGATCTTTGTCTGTGGTTCGACGTCTCTCTTCAGACGATCAAGAACTGGAAGAGCAAGCATCCCGAGTTCTTCATCAAGCTGATCAAGGGCAAACAAACCGCGGACACCGAGGTTGCCGGCAAGCTGCACAAGAACGCCACCGGATACGAGTACGAGGAAGACCAAGCGATCAAGATGAAGCGCGAGACGCGGGACCCTGCGACTGGCCGCATCACGCATACCGAGGAATACATCGAGATCGTCCGGGTCAAGCGCTTCGCCAAGCCAGACACGACCGCGCAAATCTTCTACCTCAAGAACCGTCGCCCAGATCAGTGGCGAGACGTGGTACGTACCAGCGAAGAGGACATGATCGAGAAGGCCAAGGAGATGGTTGGCCACAAGATACTCGAAGCGCTCAAGGCCTCGGGCCACGTCATGCTCGAAGGCGAGTATGAGATCATTGGCGAAATCGAGGGACAAACGGAGGAACAGGAATGATGCTCTTAGTCGGCATAGCGGTCTCCCTGATCCTGATTGTGTTGCTGGTTTGGTTCCTGGACCCGGTCGGAGGAGTAGGATGACCACCGCCGATCAAGTCACTGCCGTTCAAGGCATCCTGGCCGTGATGTTTCTCGTGGCCGTCTTTGCTCTGATCGCGGACTACATCGAGTGACAACGATCCTGATCGGAGCGTCCTTCCTGGTCGTCGGCGCGGTCGGTACGATCGCCGCAATCTATCTGTACCTGTTCATCATGTACGAGATTTATGGAGGAGGCAGATGATCGCTCTGGCCATCATCTTCGGACTGGCCGGCGGCATCTGGGTCTGCCTCGGGCTCAAGTGGCTGGATGACGACGTGCTTCGTTATCACAACAAGATCAAGAAGACGGTGCCATGGGACTGATCTACGTATCCATCTTCAAGAACGACAAAGAGCCGATCAAGGCGAAGTGGATTCGCGACAACGGTCACAACATCAACGACAAGTGCGTCCTGGCCTGGGAGAAGCGCGAAGCTAAGCACAAGGCCTATCGAGCCGCGGCGCTGGCTGGTGGTGGCGCGCGAGAGGTAGAGAGACGAAGGCGGAGAGCATGAGTAACGTCTGGAGGTGCAAGATGTGTAGTGCGTTGACCTACGGCGGTCGATGCGACAACTGTGGTCATACTCCGCACGACTATCCCTCTCGCATTTGGTGTGATTGATGCAGATCACTGTCCTAGTCCTCACCGTCTTCATGTGTCTGGCTCCTGGCCAGTGCGAGACCATCGAACAAACCGGCTTCAAGACCATAGCTGATTGCGAGGAGATCACGGCGCTCCTGGCCGATGACGATCGCGTCAAGTCCGCGACGTGTGAGATGCAGAGCAGGAGTGAGGATAAGTGATATATTGGAACATCGAGCGCGTCGTGTGGGTGATCGGCATTGGCCGGTTGGCGTTCGTCTGGATCAAGGGCGAAGAGCCGCGCATAGTTTGGATGAATTGGGTATGATCTCTGGAGATACTGCGTTCATCTTCTGCTTGTTCTTCGGAGCGCCGCTGGGCCTGTTGCTCGGTACCATGTACCTGGATTGGACCTCGCCGCGCCATCTACGCGTCTGGTGGTTCAGGGGATACAACTTGAAGGTAGACAGGTGACCTATATCAGCGTCACCGAGCACAAGACCGGCAAAATCATCTGGATCAACGCCCAGTGTATCGTGGCCGTCGAGCCTGAGTGGTTTGGGTCGATAATCTCCTTGTCCAGCAAGTCAGGCTTCGAAGTGGCCGAGAATGTCGACGTGGTGATGGACAAGATCAGGATCGCGTCCTGGAAATGATCTGGGTCCTGTTCTGGCACTTCATGATAGGTACGCCGGACGAGGGCTGGAAGCAAATTGGGAGTGGTTGGGCCACCCGCGGCGAGTGTGAGCAACTAAAGGCAATGATCATGACTAGCAGGCCTCCGCCCGAGGGCTCGGAGTTGGAGTGCGAAGTCAGGTACGAGATATGAACAGGAGAGCAAGACGATGATGTGGATAGTTGTACTAACATTTCTGATAACCGGCGAAGCAAGGCTAGACGGCAGGCAGCTAACGGTCGGAACCGCTCCGTCTCAGGAACTATGTGAGGCCAAGATTAAGGACCTCATAGAGAAGCACGGGCCTCCGCCCGGCAAGAGCACGCTGGAATGCAAACAGGTAGAGGCCGAACAGCCGAAGGAATGATCCGGTGGACGCCGTTCTTGAGTGCCCGGTGTGCCACGGGGATGAGTGGCGCGTGATCCTCCCGGCCGCCTCTCGTAAGTCAGGATCGTTGAAGACTGTCATCGAGTGCCTTGGCTGCGGGCACGAGATGAACAACCTTCCTCTGAACTGTTGGTTCGATCTGGTCCCTGTCGACGACGGTCCTTGGGAGATGTCTCACCGGGACCAATGGCTGAAGTGGCCTAGGAAATAGCCGTTTATGCCGTTTGAAATTCTTTTCGGAACCGAAGCGATCATGAGTAACATGATTGAACGGGTGGCAAGGGCGCTGTTTGTTGACGCTGCTGGCGATGAGCCTACCGTTGGCCCAGATGATCTAACGGCTACGGGATTGCCCGGATGGCGGCTTTACGAGGATGCGGCCCGCGCTGCCATCGCGGCAATGCACGAGCCAACGGAGGCTTGGCAAGCCATGATTGATGCGGCGCTCGGAGAATGAAGTTCTTGAAGATAGTAACCGGAGTCGTTTGTGCCGTGGTCCTGCTCTCGATCGTGGCCGCGACGTTCTTCAACATCGGCTATGTCCTCTTCATGATGTTGGTCAGATGAGAACCGCCAAAGTGGAATCGATCGGGCTGGAGGGCGCGCAAATTCTTGGCGACCGCAAGGTAGCCTCTCTGCTGCAGTTCTCATGGTCTGCCCGCCACGACAGCAGCGCCGGCTTATCTCGGCGCAAGGTGCGTAGACAAAAGAAGGGCCGCCGCTCGAAATGAGCATCATCGACGATCATGAGGCCATCGCCAAGCGGCTAAAGGAGCTGGCTCCGGCCGAGCCCGTTCCTGACAAGCCCGAGCCCGATCGCTTCGAGGCTCCGAAGCATCAGTCCGGCAAGCTTCCCGTCTGGAACGGCGGCGGTTGGGACTACATCGGGATTGAGAGCGTGGGCTGTTTAGGATGAGCGAGTTCAAGGATACGCCGAAGCAGGCCGCAGAGCAGATGTCCAAGGCATACGACGCTGATTTCTGCTTCAGGTTCGCCAAGCAAATGTCCAGGAGTCAGTTTCACAACGAGACGGCGCATGCGTACTGGGCCGAGGTCGTTCGAGAGCTGCACTTGATCGAGGCCAGCAGTGGAGCCTGAGACCAAGGCGCTATTAGTCATTGGCCTTATCTTCGTGATCATGTTCGTCGAGGCCATGGTCCTGGGGTCGATGTGATCGTCATCATGATCCTGTTGACCGGCAACCCGGCAAACCCGACACGGCGCGAGATGGAGTTCAAGGACATGGCCGCTTGCACCAGGGCCAGCGAGGACCTCGTTAAGCATCGCTACCTCATCGGCAAGCACTTTGCCATCTGGTGTAAGACGCAGCGAGAAGATTACACGCCCGACGGGCGCTTTACCGACTAAGGAGAGATCATGAACAATACGACAGTAAACACCTTCTGGACCATGTGGGTCATCACGCTGGTCGCCTGGGCCGGCCTCTCGTGGTGGGCGATCCATGGCATTGAGCATAAGCTGGCGAAGCAGGCCGAGGACATTGCGATGCTATCAAGCGTGGCCATCACGCTGGGACACAAGATCGAGGGACTACAGGCCGACCTGCACGACCTGGAGAACAGGCACGGCTGGCTCCACAGCAAGACAGCGGACCTTGAGAACAAGGTCAAGGGCATGTTCGAGAAGAAGCCGGCCCCCGTCAAGCCGCATCGCGTGGTCAAGCCAGCGTGCAATCCATGCATGACCAAGCCATGAAAGACAACCGGGTAAATGTGATCATCTTCCAGCTCGGGTTCATCATCGGACTCCTGGTGGCCATTGTCATGAGACTGCACTGATGACCCAGATTCGCAGCGAGGGTGAATGGTGGGCAAAGCAGTCCGAGAAGGACGAGACCAAGTTCACCTTCTATTTGCACAAGTGGAAGGGCGACATGAAGATTGCGACCTTCACCATAGGCCAGGAAGAGGCTGGTAGCCTCGTAAAAAGGTTGAACGAGTTTTACTGAATGCCGACGGCCATTCGCCTCGATAAGAAATGGACCATGGAGGAGGTGCTCGCCATGCGCGACCACTCCGACTCCTTGGCCAGGACGAACTTCTGGGCGTATCGGCAGATCATCCATCCGACCATGGCCAAGGGCTGGTTTCAAAGGCTCGTGGCCGCGGAGCTTCAGCAGTTCTACGTCGACCTAGTCGCCGGCAAGCGACCTAAGCTCCTGCTCCAGTCCCCGCCGCAGCATGGCAAGAGCGAGCAGGTGGTTGATCTGATCTCGTGGATGGCCGGCCTCGATCCCGACTTGCGCATGGTCTATGGATCGTTCTCCGATCGCCTAGGCATACGCGCTAACCTCTGGCTTCAAAGGAAGATGGATGGTTCGACCTATAAGCGTCTGTTCGGAAGCCGGATCAACGATGACAACGTCGTCACTCGCTCCGGGATGCCGCTACGTAACCGAGAGATATTGGAGTGGGTCCATTCCGATGGAAGCCAGGGCCGTGGCTACTTCCGCAACACCACGGTCATGGGCTCTATCACTGGAGAAGGCCTAGACCTTGGAATCATCGATGACCCGATCAAGGGTCGCGCTGAGGCGTCGTCTCCGACCATGCGCGAGAAGACCTGGAACTGGTTGACGGACGACTTCATGTCCCGCTTCTCTGACCAGGCCGGGTTGCTGATGATCATGACGCGCTGGCACATGGACGATCCCGCGGGTCGCTTGCTTCAGCACTTCCCCGAGATGAAGCAGCTACGCTTCAAGGCCATCGCCACCGAGGACGAGGAGCATAGGAAGAAGGGCGAAGCGCTCTTTCCCGAGCTGAAGAGCCTGGACTTTCTGAACAAACAAAAAGAACCAATGACGCAGGCCGGTTGGGAATCAATCTACCAGCAAAGCCCGATCGTGGCCGGCGGCGGTCTCTTCCCGATCGACAAGTTCGGCATACCGCTTCCGGCGCGGCCGACTAGAGACAGGATCAAGAAGACCGTTCGCTATTGGGACAAGGCCGGGACGCAGGACTCAGGAGCGTACACGGCTGGAGTTAGGATCGACCATCTGAAGGAGGGCGGCTTCGTCGTGTCCGACGTCGTCCGCGGTCAGTGGTCGTACTACGAGAGAGAGGTCCGCATCAAGCAAACCGCGATGCAGGACGATCTGGAGGGACCTACGGAGACGTGGGTGGAGCAGGAGCCAGGGAGCGGCGGCAAGGAGTCCGCAGAGAGGACCGTCGCCATGCTCGCTGGCTTCTCCGTCCACAAGGACCGGGTCAAGGGCAACAAGGAATTACGCGCCGAGCCGTACGCCGCTCAAGTGCAGGCCGGCAATGTTCGTCTGGTCGATGCCAGGTGGAACAGGGACTTTCTCGACGAGCACGAAATTTTCCCGAACGGGAAATACAAGGATCAGGTTGACGCTACAGGAGGAGCTTTCGCCAAGCTCACAGCAAGGCGAATGGAACTGCCGATCTCGGTGGCTTTGCCAGTGTACGGGTCGGATTGATGTAACGTTCAACAGGAGACTTTCGTGAGACCAACACCTAAACAGGTCATAGAGCAACGAATAGAAGTGCTCAAGCGCTGCTACGGAGACCAGACCAAGGCGGCCAAGCTTCTGAACTGCTCTCGCTACGTCATGTGGGACACGCTTCAGAAGGCCGAGCGATATGGCATTGACATCAACATGCCTATCGAGGCCGTCAAGCCGATCATCATTCCAGAGGTGCCGGAGGAGTCGCCGTTTGCGATCAAGCACGCTCCGCAGGTGGCCAGCTCGATCGGGGCCAGGCTCAAGCTCAAGTCAGACGCGAACAATCGCTTCATCTTCGGGGCGATGGGCGACCTTCATGCGGCCAGCAAATATTGCCGCTACGAAGTCCGCGAAGACCTTATGCGGCGCGCCGTCGAGGAAGGGGCCACCGCGATCTTCGACACTGGCAACTGGATCGACGGCGAGGCTCCGTTCAACCGCTACGACATCGAAGCATCAGGCTTGGACAACCAGGTGCGTATCCTCTCAGAGCGTTATCCACGAGTCGGGATTCCGACCTACGCTGTGACGGGAGACGATCACGAGGGTTGGTACATCCGGCGTGAAGGCATCGACATCGGCCGTTACTGTGAGAACGTGATGCAGGACGCCGGCCATGACTGGCACGACCTGGGCTACATGGAGGCGGACGTTATCCTGGAGAACGCCAACTCTGGAGCCTTCGCCATTCTTCGCGTGGTCCATCCTGGTGGCGGCTCGGCCTATGCCACGAGCTACAGGCCTCAGAAGATCATAGAAAGCTACGAGGGCGGAGAGAAGCCGGCCGTGGCCTTCTTCGGTCACTATCACAAGCTCGACGCCGGCAACATCCGCAATGTCTGGACTTGCCAGACAGGGACGCAGCAAGACCAGACGCCGTTCATGCGCAAGAAGAGTCTGGAGGCTCACGTCGGCGGCGCGATCGTCGAGATGGAGCAGGACCCGAAGACAGGAGCCATCGTGGCCTTTAGACCGTGGCTGCGTCGCTACTTCAACCAGCGCTACTACGTTTCGTCAGGCATGGCGAACGACAGATGGTCAGGCCATGGCGAGGTGGCGATGGTCCCGAGACAGGCAGGACAACCATGAGATACCGAGTCCCCTGGCCTTACGTCGAGGTCATCTGGGAAGACGCCGTCGCCCATAACGAGAGCTGGGTCGACATCAAGAACGAGAACGTGGACACCGAGCTGGTGATCACTCGCGGATGGCTGGTGAAAGAGAAGGAGGGTTACGTGTCCATCGCGTCTAGCGTGGCTGGCGAGAAGTCTGGCGAGGACCAGGTGGGCAACGTGGCATCTATTCCCCGAGGGATGATCAAGAGCATGCGCAACATCTCTGTGGTCAAGGCGAGAGCGAAGAAGGACGTTTGCTGATGGCCAAGAAGCCGACGAACAAGCTGGCCAAGGCCGGCTATCTACCGCGTCTGTTCACGCAGCAGCTACCGAGGATCAAGCCCTACTCGGAGATGGGCGTTTCCGGCGTGCCAGTCTACGCTGGTTATGTCCTCACGCCCGAGCGCAACGTCAAGCTAGTCGGCCAGGAACGATACAGGACCTTCGCCGACATCATGGCCAACACCTCGATCGTCGCGGCCGGCGTTCGCTATTTCCTCAACGTCGTGGCTCGGCCTTCCTGGAACGTCGAGCCGGCGGACGAGTCTGATGATGCAAAGATGTATGCTGAGTTCGTGGAAGAGGTCCTGTACGAGGACATGATCACGCCCTGGTCGAGGGTCGTGCGACGCTCCGGCATGTACCGATTCCATGGCTTCTCGATCCAGGAATGGACCGCGAAGAAGCGGGACGATGGACGGACAGGCTTTGCGGACATCGAGGCTCGTCCGCAATGGACCATATGGCGCTGGGAGGTGGACGAGCGAGGTTCCGTCATAGGCGCATGGCAACGGGACCCGCTTACCGGTCGCGAGCTAGGCCTTCCGCGGGGTAAGCTGATCTACCTGGTGGACGACACGCTGACCGACTCCCCTGAGGGCCTTGGCCTGTTGCGCCACCTGGTGGAGCCCGCAGAGCGTTTGAAGGAATATCTGGAGCAGGAGGCAACCGGCTATCTGCGCGACCTCCGCGGCATCCCTATGGGCCTTGCGCCCATGGACGAGATGAACAAGGCCGTGGCCGAAGGCAAGATGACCCAGGCCCAGATGGACGCCGCGATCAGCAGTCTCCAGGACTTCGTCAACATCTCGAAGAAGGGTCGCCAGACCTCGATGGTCCTGAACTCTCAGCCATACCTGAACCTCACTGAGTCCGGCATCACGGTCTCGAACGAGAAGAAGTGGGGCATGGAGCTGGTGTCTGGCAACGCTCCGGGACTGGCCGAGATATCCAAGGCGATCGACCGTCTCAACTATGACATGGCCCGCATCATCGGTTGCGAGCATCTGTTGCTGGGCTCCAGCTCCGCCGGGTCCTTCGCCCTGGCCAAGGAGAAGGCCTCGGACCTGTACCTGATGGCCAACTCTGTGCTTCGAGACATCCGCCTTCAATTCCAGCATGACCTCATAAAGCCGCTATGGGACCTGAACGGTTTCCCCGAAGACATGATGCCGACGCTTAAGAGCGAGGACGTGTCGCCAAAGGACGCGGAGCAGGTGGCACGCGTACTGAGAGACATGGCCACGGCCGGGATCGTGTTGCCACCGGACGACGAGGTCATCAACTTCGTTCGCGACCTCCTCGGCGCTCCGCACCTGGACGTGACCAAGTACATAGAGGCCGAGCAAGCCGGCTTAGTGGCTCAAGGCCATGGTGGTGGCAAGGGAGGACATGGTCAGGGTC